TCTACATATCTAACTGCTTGCTTGTCATTTGTATGAACACTTGCTTGTATGCGTTGCAACTTTGCATCTTCTTGAACATGATCTAACAATATACTGGAGTATTTAGCTGCTGCAAAAGGCTTTTCATAAGCCATGCTTGACATAATAAACCATGCTTCACCTACATTTTCCCACAATCCATATACACCACCAATCATAAAAACCTTACTTTCTTGCAATGCTGTGTATGCACTAATGCAACTTTCTTTCATCATAACTGCTTTCGAGCTTTCTGGAAAATGAAAATTTGTCTCTATCATTTCTAAGTCTTCTTTTTCAAACTTTTTAATCTTAAGCATCAAATGTATTAGACCTTCTCATAATAGCTAATATTGTCATTGGCAATGGTTGTGTTTGCCTTATAACAATCTTCGCATCATTGTCATACCCTGATGGAAAAGATATTTCCTTATCTCCATTAAATAATGGTACAGCTTCATCCATGTTCATACTACTATCTCTAAACGGCAATCTGTCTAAGTTATTTGTATCTGGTCCTAACTCTGCACCAACTGTCTGAAAGAATCTAGCTGTAACACCATGTATTCTTTTTATTTTTCCTTGTGCAATACCATCTTCTGCACCTGCTTCCATACGCAATGTTTCCAGTGATGATGTGTAACCATAACCAACATGTACCTTAGATGAGCTTCTATCTAATGTGATTGCACCACCACTAACTGTTTTATTAGCATGTGCAGACCCATCTGCTAAAATGGTTACTGACACACCCTCAAGATGATTTAAGCCTGTAATAGACGTTGTAGCACTCCCACTGTATGTTAATCCACTATCTACAAAGAAAGCATCTGTTACATCATCATTGAAATATGTAGACTTTAAAAACACAATATGTCTTACAGTAGCACTGTTAACAGTTCTTTTTACACTAAGATAAACTTGGTCTTCTGCACCACTAGGTATAGCTGTTACACTTTCTACAATACCACTGCCACCTAAACTATGCTCATGCCAACCTACTGTTGCGTTTGCTCTGTCATAAGTTAATCCAATAAGTCTACCATCATTATGAACAAACCATATTAATAGTTCAGGTTCCTGTTGCCAAACCATATCATTTAAACCACCTCTAGCTAAATGATCGGCTAACACAGTTAAGTCAACACCTAACAATCCATCTGTATCTAAATCGAAAGTTATCTCTTTTACTTTTTCTCCACCTTTTTGTATTAATATTGTACTGTTACCAGCTCTTAATGGTTTGACACTACCTGTGCCAAACGTAGTCTCTCTAAGCACATTAACATTTGTGGGTGTTACTGGCTCTGATCCTGCACCACCTGATAATGTAAACTCAGCACTTGTAGTCAATAACTGCAAAAATCTAGCTGGTAATAAATGTTTTATGACGTTTACTTGGTCTGACGCTATCGTAACATTTATAGCTGAATCATCTGCTATTCCAGGTGTATGATTCTCAAAATCAGCAGACACGCTACCAAAGATAGTTTGTGGCTGATCTGTAGTTGCTGCAAAATACAATCGTTCTTCATAAAAACCTATAGCTCTTGGAAACCCAGTAGTTGTACTAAAACTTCCTAATGACCATTTTTCAGTAGCATTACTAGACCCTACAACCTGTGCTGGTAATACTGATACTCCACCATCATCTTCTTTAACTGTAGCTGTCACTGTTGTAGCATTTGTATATCCAGTAATTTTTACATACCCAGTATCATCATGCCTATACTGCCAATCTAAGTTGCCATATGACTCCGTGCCTGAAGTATGCACTGGTGGTGTAGTTCCTGATGTTTGCGTGGAACCTTTAACATTTTTATAAACATGACCATTAAATCTAACAAAAACATTATTGGCATAGCTTGTACTTGCTGCCCACTCATCATAGGTTATCTCTAATACTTCACGAAACCTAATCAACCTGCCTACATCTGTACTTGCAAACAAATTAGCACTTGCTGTTATAGTTACAGAACCATTATCTGCTGACGCATATAAAGTTGTAGCAGTAATATTTTCATCTAAATAAGGACCATCAGTAAAATCAATATCTGTTAATGTCCATGCTGTATGACTTGTTCTAGTCAATTTTGCAGGTTCATGGCTGTTATGTGCAAGAAATAAAACATCTGCTGATTGTGCAAAATTAATTGTAGCTAACTGTGCTGCCGTATATGGCGTTGTTACTTCTATTATTTTACCAGAAGTACCAGCACTACCATATGTAGTAAATGCAGAACTATTAACACCACTTAACTGAAATGTATTAGTTGTTTTACCTGCAACTGTAAACTCTCTATTATTAACTTCTGTCATGCCTACAACGCTAGTAATAAACACTCTATCGCCATTGTTTAGACCATGTGAATTAGATGTTACAACTGCTGGGTTAGCTTTTGTTATAGCACTTATAGCTGTAGTCGTTGCTGTAACTAATCCACCATCCTTATATATTCTGACATAAAGATTACCAAACTCTAATACATAGGCTTGTGTATCACTAAACTCAAAGTTAATTAACCTAACCTGACCACCATCTTTTGTGGTTCCTGCGTAATATGTTCCTGGTCTTCTTGTCACTCCACCTTGAGGAAAGACAATCATATTGTTTAAATCTTTTACAGCTTCATTATATTTTTGTAAGTCTATTCTTCCTTCAAGCCTAGGAGATATTTCACCTGCTCTGAAGTTGGTGATAATAGACGATACTCTAGCCATATTAGAACCTTGCGTTAGTGTAAGTATCTGCCTGTAATTGTTCTGGATAACCTTCTAGTGCATCCATACTTCTAGCTTCACCTAACCTTGCTTGATATAAAGAATACATAGATTGAGCTAAAGCATTACTACCTGTAATGGCATAAGCTGTCTCTGAAGCAAGTTTGTGTGCAATAGTGCTACTCAACAGCGGATCAAACTGCTCTGTGTCTGTTACTCTGCTTATATAAATAATAGAACAAGTACCTTCATTCGATAAAACTTTTCTACCCTCTATCTTAAACATAACATTGCTGTCATATGCAGCGACATCATTATTTACGTTAGAGTTCCAAAAAGAAACAACTCTTAAACAATAAGGGTCTGTTGGTAATGTGAATTGGCTTGAAAATCCAAATGCAGGTGCATCACTGTCTTTTGCTAACTCTGCCCTTGTTATAGCTACGTTCCAAGTATGTGCTCTGAGAACGGCATCTCTTACTGTTTCAAATCTTCTGTTACAAAGTCGTGCTTCTTTAGAGTTTTCCGTTAATGCAGTAATAGTTGCTGCACCAAGTAAATCCATAGCTTCGTTACAAATATCTACAACTGACGGCATCCCAAACTCCTAGAAATAGGAAGCAGCATTAACTGCTCCCCATGTTTTGTTAGTTTACAACGTAGTCAATGATGAAAGACATGCTTCCAGCAGTACCACCTGTTGCGTTAAATGTAACAGCAACGTAGTAGAATCCACCTGGATCTACACTAGCACCAGCCATTTCAAAGACTTTTAAACCATTTGTTGTAATGTCTGCTGCTTCAAAGCGAACATCTGCCATTGCACCAGCATCAGCAACTGATGTAGCGAAATAATCCTCGTCTACAACTGTTCCAGATGTTTGATACAAACCAACATTAAAAGTACAACTTCCACCGAAAGTATCTGTAGCAATTTTAATTGATGGGATAGATGCGTTACTTGGAATCTGTGCAAGCATGACAATATCATTGTCAGTACTGTCACCAGCAACCAATTCTAATGTTCCCTGTGCAACACGCTTCACGCCATGGTACAAAGATGCAGGGTTAATTACAGGAGGACTAGCTTCAAAGTTAGCTACCAGATCTGAATTTTTAGTAGTCATAATCTATCTCCCTTACGCTGATTCATCACAATCGATTTGCACAATCTTAGATTCTTCCATGCGTGTAGCTCCAACACTCATGCAATAATAAACTTGAGTAGCATAACCTTTGTCTGCTCTCTCGTCTATTCTTGCTGATACGTCTTTGCCTATGCCTAGAGCAATCCCATCCTCTGCCCATGCGAAACATGAACGGATGTTTGATGCAAGCGATAGTCTGTTTGTTACAATAAACTTGAAACCCATGAATGTATCTACATCACCCTGGACAAGAGCCTTGACTGTATTAAAGTCAGAACTTGTTACTGATGTTGTATTTAATAGAGCTTCAATCTGATTAGGACCAACTGCAATATATCTTGGTATTGATGGGTCAACATCAGCTAAATCTAATATTTTTTTAGCTTGAATTAACTTAGCAACAGACATATCTGCACTACCATTTGCAATCTGATTGCCAGATGAAAAAGCAGTAGTGGTTGAACCTGTTTCGCCTGTAAAAGCATTTCCAAGTGCAGCAGAAATAATAACATCATCCATTGCTCTACCCATTGCAGCAGCAGCAGCCATTGCATAAGAAGATGTTGGATCAATTAACATTCTGACTTTATCTTGGTCATCAATTAAATCGGCATATTCATAGTCAGCTAAACTCACTCTACGCCTTGCGTGAGGTGTGTCTATCTGTGGAGTGTCGGCATGACGACTGCTACGCAACTGAGCTGTAGCAACACCTACCTGATCGAAAAAAGCATTTTTCCCTGTAATATTCTCCACACGGACTGTGTCTCTCAGACGGCTTCCCATCTGTTGAGACAGCATCTGTACGTTAGCAGAATACTGTTGGACAAATGCTGTAGTTACTGATGTTGACATTTAAGTCTCCTAAGTAAAAGTTACATTTGATTTATTTACAGTGTGCTACCCTTTACGGACACTCCTAGAATTTTTAGCCGACTTTAGGCTATCGTCTATCCGATTGTCTTGAGGACTTGTTGCCAAGCTACCCTGCATAACCCATTCGTAATATATATCAGCAAGTTTGTTTGGATGCAACAAATCTCTTTGTGTACCAAACTCAACTGCAAGCCGTAAACATTCCAAACGAATTTCTTGGTCAGGCGTTATTTCATTATCCATGAATAAATCCCATCAATTCTTGCATACGTTCAACAGCACGCTGTCTTCCTATAGGATCTTTCCTGTTCCAATAGGCGTGTGTTTTATCCGTCATTATAGCATCAACTTCTTGTTGTGCCATTTGTGGAGTGTAAGCTCTGTTAGTAGCATTATCAGATACAGTATCTTCGCTTGTTACAGTAGATTTAAAATCGCCCATAGCAGCAAAAGCCTTTATAAAAGTTGGGTGATTACCAATCAAAGTTCCATCTTCTAGCTTCATTTGTAATAACTCAGGACCTGCAAACTGATCTACAATCTCTTTTGCAGCCGTTACCTTTTGCTCAAATGCTTGACCCCATTCTTTTTGTAACTCTGCTGTAGTCTGTTCTGCCTGTTGTTCGGCTTGCTCTGCTAATCCTTCGCTTGTTTGTTGCACTGTACTCTTATAATAATCTAATACACCTTGTGCTTGTTGTGGCGTAAGTCTTAAATTATGTGCAATATCTGCGTATTGTGCAGCGACTTCTTCAGTTATTACATTTCCATCAACAGGTAATTCATAACCTTGTGGTGTTTCTGGTCTACCTAATTTACTATAAATGTTATCTAAATCTTCTTCTGTAGGATTTTTTGGCAACGGAACCTTGTCGCTACCTATTAATCTCTGTGCATTTACATAACTTCTAGCTAAATTACCAACATCTTTTATTGGCGATAAACTAGGGTGCTCTCTTAATTCTTCTGGTATCATTTCCATGAAACTGTTACCAGACCCACCTTGTGCAACTTCAGATGGAGTCTCCATAACTGTAGTTTGTACTGGTTCGGCTACCTGTTCAGCAACTTGCTCTGACATATTTACTCCTCTTTCATCATGTTATATATGTGTAGTATGACTGCTCTTTTGCCTTCTTCAAAGGCTGTAGCATTAGCATCTCCAGCTACATAACTTGAAGCACGCCAATTACAACGTATCTCCAAATCATTTAACACCTTTTTACCAGCGTTATCCTCAAACGTATCTTTATACATTACCTTGAGTTGTGCTATTTGCTCACTCATTCGCACCCACCATTCTTACTGCTTGAGCAGCTTGACCAACAGTAGCAACGTCTTCTTGCTCCATTTGTCTTTCCATCTGCTCTTGTTGCATCATTGCTCTTTGTTCTCTTTCCTCATCAACCACTGACTGTGGCTTTAAGACTTTCTTTGGAACACCTAAAGCATCAGTTAAATAAGTAACCAATCCATCAGGATCTATATGATCTCCTACTGGCAGTTGCTGTGACAATGGCATCAATATTTCTAAGGCTCTCATCACACCATTAACAGAACTAGACTTTTGTGCTCTTGCAAGTGGTGATACATATTCAATATCAACATCTACGCCTTGTAAAACCTCTGGTGGTGTAGCAAGCATATCAGCACGCAACATCAAAGCAAACGCCCTATCAATCAATGGTCTTAGCATTTCATTCATTAATCGACCAAGAACAGGACCTATAACTCTCATTCTTTCTTCTTGTCTCTGTATTACTTCTGTTGCTGTCATATTAGGCGTACTACCACTAAGTAGTTGGTCAACGAAGAAAGCAGAACGTATTGCTTGTCTTCGCTGTTCTTCCATGTTTAATCCAATAGGTATGTTTGCACCAGTTTGTAATGGTGTTATCGTATCTCTTGAGCCTGATCTGTAAAAGTTAAGACCTCCAGGCTGGGTTCTAATGGGGAGTAGGAACCCATCATCAGGTACTAATAGTGGAGGATCTATCATTTTCTGAGCTGCTTGTATGATTGTTTTTGACATTAGATTTAGCATCTTAACATCTGGCAACGCAACCATAGCTGGAGATCTACCCATGACTTCCCCAGTTGCCTTGAGAAAGCGTGGAACAACGTAAGGTAATTCTTGAAAACCACTCTCTGCCAATATCATTTTTGTTTCCATGCAAATATACATAGACGCATATGGCATATTTTTATTATTAGCTTTAGTCGGATCTCTATCTTTTCTTGGCATGACTGCATGTAGTATTGTAACATTCTCGTCTGGTTTTTTTTCAAATGTCCTAGCTATAAACGCACCAACATTATCAATACCAAACCTTTGCACAGCTTGCCTTGCAGGTAACTCATACTTTCTGAACACAGTATCAACTATACCATATTGATCTTCTGTAACATAAAACTCTGATATATGCCTTGTGCTAAAGCGTAATGTTTTGTCATCCATTTCAACAAACATACACCCAGTACCAAACACAACTAGGTCAACATACATCTCATGGACTTCTGTTTCAAAGTTAGACATGGTAAAAGCACGCATCATTCTTTGCGAACTATCTTCTAACCACCTCTGCACTTCTTCATCCCTACCTAGTTCTACATCTTTCATAGTCAAATGAAACCAAGGTGTAGCACCTGATGTAAGCATACCATGAAGACTAGATGATAATAAATCTACAGATTGTAGAGCTGTACCATCAAAGATAAGCTCCATTCTTTTTTCACCACGACTTCTTTTCTTAACTATGTCTGCTTTTCTTGGCAACATATAGTCAGCTAACTCTTGGTAATGGTTGTTCCAGTTATCTCTCTGACCTTCAACATGCTGAAATCTAGCGACTATATCTTTAACATTCATCATAAGTCTATCCTAACAAAGTTGGTTTACCACCAGTGCCACTCATGCTTGTAGATGTTTCATCTAAACCACCAGCAACAATAGTGCTTCCACGACCTCTACGTTTCTTTCTTTCCTGTGATTCAGCTTCACCAGCTAATGCAGCAGCCTTTTCATAATCAGCTTTTGCAGGTTCCTCTGGTACTGGTGGTGGTGGTGGAACATATACCTTTGGTTTCAAAAATGACATTGCAATCTCCTATGTTACAGATCTACCTGATTTCTTTCTTTGTATTACGCCATAGCCTTCCATGATTGTACCAGCTTGCCCTGACCTTTTACCTCTAGTTGCATATCTACTTGTTATTGTAGGTTTTTCATCTTCAACAACTTCAGGTGTCACTTCAGGAGTTGCAACTGGTGTCACTGGTGCTTTGTAATCGTTTTTATCTGTACCAGTAACAGTCTCTTTTACTTCTCTTATAAGTTTTTTTACTGGTCTTTCCAAAGGCTCTACTATGTCAGCACCAATCTTTTCAACCTTGTTAATAATTTTTTTAACTGGGCGTTCCAATGGCTCAACTATAGTTTTGTCAACAGCTTTGATAATTGTTTTAGGTGCTTTCTTAACTTCCTTAACAACTTTTTTTACTGGCTTTTCCAAAGGTTCCACAATAATTTTATCTATTGGTTTTACAACTTTCTTTACAACCTTTTTGATAGGCTTGATTATTTTTTTAATCGGCTTTGGTGCACCACCCATGTTATTTTCCTTTCAATGTATGCCAACCTAATTTGTTGGACTCTGGTCTAAACCAAAAGGCTTTTTTATAGCCACTACGCATAAACATTTTCTTCAAAACAAGAAAACCAATTCTTGTATAACCTTTTTTTGCAATAAAGTCTACCAACCAAACATCCTTGCCACCACCCTTATACCCATCAATAGGAAAATGCTTACTATCAACATAGCCATCTACCTGCTCATTAGTAGGGAATCCCCATGTAGCAAACATCAATGGCTCGTGTAATTCATTCCTAATAATTTTATACTGCATAATACCTAAAGGTCTTTCAATATATTTTTGCAACATCTCATCATCCCAGTCTTTATGGTGCTCACTATACTGCACCATCTCCATAGCATCACGATAATCCTGAGAATACATCACAGCGTAAAAGGATTGTACTCATTGACTGCCACAGACTGTGGTGCTCTTGTCATCTTAGTACGATTCTCCAACCCTAAAGCAAGGTATCTAAACGCATCAGCACTGTGACTTGTAAAGTCATGTCTTGGCTGATCCCTAAACATCCTTTTCCTGTCATCCCATTCCTGTCTATATTGTCTTAACATCTCAAGACCATCATTGCATTTTTCTCTATCAAAATAACATTTAGGTATTAACATCCTAGCAGCATTGATACCATCAGCAATCTTCATCTTTCGTATAACCTTAAAACGTATACCTAAACTAAACGCAGTCTCTAATCTTGATTTTCCACTACCCAGTTCTCGAACCTCAATATCATGTGGAGCAAGATGATCTCCCCAGTGATAATCTTTTTGTCTAAGGACTTCAGCATAATGGTCCAAGCCAACGCCACTATTCTCATAATAGTCAATAACATTAACAGCTCCCCCTCTATAAACCTGTGCAAACCAAATAGCAGTCGAATCATTAATTCCTAAATCCCAAGCCGTATGTACTGGTAATGCAGGATCGTAAGGAACCCTAGTTATCTTACCCTCATCATCTAAATCAGAAAGCAATTTACCATAATACGCACCAATAATAGCAGCCGTAAATGAACACTCATATTCTTGCTCATATTGTTCTGGTGTCATCTGCACTTGTGCAGCTTCTAGCTCTGTATCTTTTACAATTTTAGTCTCACTAGCTTTAGCAATCTTCCAGTACCATTGGTCAGAACCTTCTTCATCCTGCTCTTTAGCCTGTTGTAGTATATCAAAAAAATGATTATGCCCTGCTGGTGTACCTAAAAAGATCGCACTACCCTCTCTATCAGACAAGGCTGGTCTTACAACCTCCCCCCATACCCTAGGATTTTGCATACCATACTCATCAAACACACACAAATCTAAGTATATACCTCTCAACGCATCAGGATTTTCACCTGATAATAACATTATCCTACCATTATTAGGAAAGTCTGCCCTTAACTCAGTCTCGTTAAACGTAACTCCTGGTATAACTCCAGCATAATACTTAACATAATCCCAACTAATCCTCTTAGCTTGCGTAAACGTAGGAGCCACTAACGCAACTCTCGGTCTTGGCAAAGGACAAGTTAACACATGTTTAATCATATGATTGACAGCAAAAACAGTCTTACCAAAACGTCTGTGCATAACAAGCACATTCCATCTTTTCAACTTATTGTGCATCTCAGCCTGTAAGTCTCTAGGCTTATAGGGTATCTTAACTTGCATCCTCGCTACCAGTCTCCCAAACTATTTTTAATGAACCATCACTAATTTCAACGCCTGTTCTATTCTTAGGCTCTCCAAACCTATCTGGCAATACCTTTTGCACTTTCCATCTTACATGATGACCATAGTCTCTTAATAAATTAGGGTCATAGTTCTTTCGACCATGCAACGCATCACCATACATATCCTCTAGCTCCTCAAGTGCTTTCTCAGCAGCCTGTCTCTGTGCAGTCTTAACATTGGTGTCTAGTGCTGCATCTTTGCTCATATAGCGATATAACGTAGCACGGCTAACCTTTGCATCTGCACATGCTTTTACAAGGCTGTGTCCGTCTGTAATGGAAGATATGATGTGGTCTTGTTTTGCTTTGCTTATCATGTGTGTGTAGAACTACCTATTAACATATATATATCGTAGCAGGTCCTGCTGGGTGGTGTACCTCATTATTTGCTCCCCCCATGCCTTGCTTTTTTGCCTTGTGTGTTCTTTTTTTATTGTTCCTGTCATGCTGTCTTGCTTTGCCGTATAAAGTTGTATCAACTATGTATATATAAATAAGTAAATACTATGTCTGTATATGCTATAATCCATAAACTATTTAAGCCGCTAATTCAATATAAAATAAACTACACTAAATAAAAGCCTGTGAAATTAATTTGCTAAGTCATTGTTTTTATTTGTTTCTTTTATGTTGTATATATACGTTATGTATGTATACTGTATGTATATTAATTAACTAGCATAAGGAATACAACATGAGATACAAGGCAACACAACAAACACATTGGAAGAACCAAATAACAGATTGCATTAAATACTTTTTAAACAATCAAAACAATTCAATACAATTCGCTAACGACTATAACACAATACAATTAATATGTTATTTGGTTAACTTGCAAATACTCAATCATAAAAGAGGTACAATAAAGGTTAATTCTTTTAACGCTAACTTATATATAAATAGTAAAGGTTTATAAAATGAAATACCAAACA